ATCAACTTTTCCAGCATTGGCCAACCCTATTATTCGCGAATAATAGGTCACGATTGCCCCTCCCCGGACAAGGCACGCATTGGATGTTCTTAGCAACCACACTCAAGTAGATGTGTTAGTATTTTATATGGGCAGTACGTTTGGTAACGGGTCAATTAGCACCTCGTGGTTACCCGTTTGAACGTAATTAACATCGAAATTCTCCTTAATTGTCCAAGGCTTGATTCGTACGGAAACACTTCCATTGAACATTACTTGTAAGTCTTGAATGGATCCCACATGCTCCAGATTCACATAATCCAAAGGTATTATGACTTGCGCTCCTGTAAAGCATTTAAAGTATTCATCTACTTTAAATGATCGCATTCTCGTTTTTGTCGAAGTGCATTCACCCAAATCATTTAGCATGATGTCAATTGGTATGGTAAACACGGGTGGATATGGCTTACCTATGTTAGATTTTACAAATGAAGTTAAATCCTCATGCATTACTTTGTTTAATTTAGTTGGTTTGGAGAACTCTCCTTGTTCTTTATATATTTTTAATTCATATCTCGCATACATATTAATTCTTATCGCTTCCACATCAGTGAAATGCGGCTCAGCTTCTCCACGCTCATTAGACCTTACGAACTCATTTGACGCTATCTCGCTCAGCTTGTAGAACTCAGCCTCAAATAAGCTATGTGATGTATTTAAATCTACTCGTTGTTGCGTCATCACCAATCTTACTAACTCTGACCAGTCCCGTATGATCATAGTCGTGTTTATCTGATTCAAGTTTAGAGTAGTAGCCGCTAAAATGGGGTTAACAGATCCACGAGCAGCTATACCACTATTTCGAACAACATAAAAATGATCAACGATAGGCATAATAGACATCATTTGTTCCATGTAGTTATTAATGGTTTCTACCTGATCCAAAATCGTTCTATATAGAGGTGGTAACTCTTCACCAATTTGCCTTGCGATGAAACGCTCCCACGCCTCCTTAGAGAATGTAGTTGACCTCATATCATCTGTGAAGTATTTAGTAACGTCTATCTTCTTCGACAGAACAATTGACACCATTTCACTCAAGTCTCTTTGAACATCTTCCATCCTGAAGAATCTTGTTGGTACATTCCCCATGTGGTTAGACATAACTTCCCAAATGGCTCTAACCAGTTGCAGAATTAGAATATCCTCACTTCCAGCAAAAAAGTCAGGTATTGAATCTCCCATAAGAACGTAACGTGGACACACTCCAAATATGACAAACATCATGTCTTTGGGGTCTATCACTACTCTGTATTTCCAATTTAACGGTACTCCCGCCCTGTATACCGAATCGCAGTATGTGTTTACGGCGTTGGAATACGCATTTGACAACACGTTTTCAAGTATTCCTGTTATATTACTAACACTATCTCTAAATTTTGCTAGCAATGCTGAATTACTAGCGCTATTCCTCACCCACTGAGCTGGTGACTTCAAGAAATTATTCTGGTCGTAAAGATCCATTATAAAATCCATTTTGACGTTCACATTGGTCAAATCTACAACATTGTTTCTCATAGGATTTGCTATCAAAATTGGGCTTCTTGACGGCAAGTTTAGCCTTTGCTTATAATCATTTAGTCTGTTATCCGGCCGCATCTCCGTAATCGCGTCCCCAAACAAGTATGGAAGACTTATTCCCCTGGTTTCATTAATGCCGTACGAAGTTTCTCTCGCAGGAACTGATACCTGAGTCACTTCTTCAGGCGGTAATTCCCTATAATACCTACTTACTAGGTTCCATATCCTGCCGTCTGCAACGAACAAATTCGAATATATAGCCGCCAGAATATCCCGGTCAACGCTACTCCATTCAAGTGTATTCGTTAGTGATGGTATTACATCATTCTGTAATAGCCTGGTATAAACTGGCTGAGGACAAATGTATCTTAACAAGAAATAAGCTAAGGCATTGTTTATCCGTACTCTTGACATTGCTGCGATCGCACTCGGTGGTGTAATCGCCTGCAACAACAACAAGCAAGTGCCATAGATAAAATCATTGAAGGCATCTAAATCCAACTTTCCTATCATTGCATAAGATATATTAGGATTAAGTACTGACCTTATTATAAATGCTGCTATCGTCTCAACTCCAGCAACGTTCATATTAGCGATGGCGCTGGACGCTGAGTTAGAAACAGTTGATGATGCATTAACTATCTCTGACAAAGATGATGAAACCTCGTTAATAGATCTAACCTTAATTGACGTCTTGATCCTAGACATCAACAAGGATCCGAGGTTGTTTAGAGCTAATGGTGATGAATAAACTAGTGAATAGTCGAGTACTTCCATTACGGGACGCGGAAGTAACTCCCCATCTCCAGCGCTGAGCATCTCTAACCCAATTTGGTCGTTGACGACTAAAAAGGGAGGAGCCCTGTCCTGAAGGTATTTGTATACAATCAAAGGGTGGCAGTATTGCAGATCCAGCATCTGAAGTGCCATATTGTATAGGGATAATTCCACTGGAGTGAATGGAACGATATACCGCCGATACAACGTTGGCCTCTCTCTTACAGGCATTGGCAAATCATCTCTGAATGTTATTGGCGTCTCATTAACTGATGTTCTAACGTACTGTTTCAAAATGTCTTGCTTAGCAGCATAGACCTCGATATCCCGAGGCAACCTATCCGCATAGGTATTCATATTTCTGTCATCAAATTTAGACATATCTATAACTGTAACTTGCGCGTTATCAATCATAACGTCGAGGGTTGGGACCTCTGATATAATTGACGAAGCGTATTTACCTAATATTGAAAACAACATTTTCAATCTATGCAGGATTAGTGCTGGTTCAAATGCCACCAAATGATCCAAACAGGCATAATCACTGAAAGTGTTATCACGTAGCTTAATCATGAATGATGTCTGTGGATGCTCCACTATACTAGTGGTCGACCCTCTAGATATCGGAATTATATCAAATAATTTAGTTATTTCACTAATTGGCTTAAAGCTAACGGGAAGTGGTACTCTGCTGACCACAGATTCTTCTGCAATTTTAGCTGATATTCTAATTGTTCGAATATCATCTTGAACATTATATGTTTCAATTGGAGTGAAGGTAGAGGTGCTTTCAGTCAGTAGCACATTTCTAACATTCAAACCACTTGAATATGGCGCACCAGTCACATCCATTTGCTACGGAATAAATGGCCAAGTGGAAAAATGCC